TTGACGTATTGGGTGCAGCCGCTGCACCCCGTTCTGTTCCAGGCTGCACCCCGTTCTGTTGTGAGTTGCACCCCGTTGCGTCATTTGCACCCCGATTTGAACGGGGTGCAGGAATTGCACCCCGCGAGAGTTGAAGGTCGTAAACGACTGGGCGGCGGTCATGACGTTCGATATGCACGGCGGCAATGGCCTGATTGCCTTTTTGGATTAGGCCGACCTTCTCCAAGTCATCCAGCTTGTAACGAACGGTGCGCTCGGACAGACCAGTGTCTTGTGCCAGGGTCGAGGCAGACGGAAAGGCGCCAGCACCGTTCGAACCGGCGTAGTTGGCCAAGCACAGCAACACGTGACGCGCACTTGAGTCTTTCAGGGATTCGGTGGGCAAAGAGAGCGCCCAGGACATTGCTTGAACACTCACACGGAGGCTCCGATATTGAGTTCAGCCAAACGGGCAAGCCCCTTCGGGGTGACCAATGGATCGAAGGCAGCGCGCTCGGCGCCGGTTTCAGGGTCTGCCTTCAAGGTAGTGACTTTGTGGGTCATGCAGCCTGAGGTGATGCGCGGCTGGTACGCGATCCAGCGGCCCGAGCCCTGACGCCGAAAAATCCAGCGGTGCTGTTCCATCCAGTTGAAAAGTTTCGACGGTTGGATTTGCAGATGCTTGGCCGCGTCGGTGATGCAAATAGCGCCACCGGTCGCTGCCAAGCGCTTGATGGCCGCCACCTTCGGCGCCTGATCGAGGATGACCAGACGCAGTGACTGGTTGTCCTTGGCCTGGTCGGCGGCAGCCTGCAATGCTTCGGCGTACGTCGCTGGAATCTGGAACTGTCCTAGCCGCGCCTCCAGCTCCTGCCAGCGATCAATGATTCGCGCACGCAACTCGACGCTGTAGCCCGAAACCACCACCAGAGTGTCGCGCTGGGACAGCAGGAACTCGCGATAGACCTGGCCGTTTTGTGGATGGATATAGGGGGTGTCGTTTACAGAAACGACACCCTTGGTAACCAGAGCCCGGACTGTTTTCAGGACGTTGTCATGTGTGCTGCCGGTCAACTCGGCAATCTCGCGTGACGACATGGTGTGACACGACATCTTTTGCGGTTGCCCTAAAAGTGTCGCGACAGTGTGGCTATTGCCGGGGGTGATGTGGTTGTGCATAATTAACTCTTGAATTTTTTACGCTGTTCAAAAAGCCGACCTAGTCCGTCGGCTTTTTTGTGTCTTCAATTCAGGCAGCCTTCAACGACTCGCGCAGAACCTGGAGCGCCTCGATTGCTTCAAGGATTGCTTTTTCGCCCTGGGCTTTTTCGAACTGGCTGATGTGGTTATCCGCAGCGGCGTCAAAGATTAATCGACCAACGTCGCCGCACTCAGCTGACAGATGACCCAGTGCCACCATCAGCGGCTTGGCTTCTGGCTTCTTGCGAGCTGCGAGGTCAAAATTGAATTGATCAGCGAGCGCGATCAACGGACGCATGTCGCCGGTGTGTAGCAAAACGCCGAACAAATGCTCGATGGTCAGGTGATGCGCTGCGTTGTCAGGATTCGAGCGCTGCAGCAAGCTCACGTGCGCCATGCACATTTTCCCGGCCAGCTCCTCTGCCCCGTTTTCCTTGACGGTGGTATGGCAAGCCCTCAAGAAATCTTCCATTCGTAAAACCTCAAATTTGTTTCCGTGGCGCCGTTGAAGGTGTTGAACGATCATTCGTTCAACAGATCAACGACGGGAATGCCTTATGCAGCGGATTTTTGGGACGGGAAGGGACGCAGTTCATTTGCCTGGAAGCTTCCATCGGGAAGCTCGTGCACACGAATGTCCCGTTTTGCGGATAGAGCTTTATGGATGGCCGGGGCAGTAACTCGAAGAAGCCGTGCGGCTTCGGACTGCCCTTTGTCAGCTACGAACTTGTCGAGGGAAAGGGAAGTCTCATTCATGGTCGTGCCTCTATTGTCGATGAGGCAGATATTAACCATCTGTTAACTTTTAATCAATACCGATGGTTTCTTCTAATTTTTAACCATTGGTATACATTCGCCTGATGACTAAAAAACGAATCCTGCCGCCAGACCGCATAGCCGAATGCGAAGCCGCGCACGCTCTGTTTCTCTCGAAAAAGAACGAGCTGAAGCTGAGTCAGAAGAAGATCGCTGACGCGGCCGGTATGACACCCGCAGCGGTGAACCTTTATTTCAAAGGCATCAACCCGCTCAATGCACAATTCGCTGCGATTCTTTCGCGCATGCTCCAAGAGCCGGTAGAGTCATTCAGCCCTCGCTTGGCGGAAGAGATACGAAGCCTGACGAGCGCCCCGATTTCCATGGTTGGATATGGCAGCGGCGTCCCAGATCAAGGGCCAAGCGCGGCCGATATAGTGAGGGAAATGCTTGGTCGGAGCGGAAAGCGGCTTTCTGATGAGGCGCGCCAGCGGTTGCTTGATGCTGCTGAAGAGCCCCAGAAAACCAATGTCATCACTGGCGACTTTTCTCGCCCCGGCCAGGTCGGCGACGAGGTGTGGATAGCCCACTATGATGTGCGTGCAGCGATGGGAGGCGGTCAAGTACCAGCCGACTTTCCAGAGATGCTCCAAGACGTAAAAGTGAGCCCTAAGCACTTAAGGGAACTGGGCGTGGAATTCAGTGAGCACTACCACCTCAAAATTGTCACGGGCTGGGGTCAGTCAATGTCACCAACGATCAGACACCGAGACCCACTTTTGGTAGACGTGAGTATTCGGGAGTTTGTAGGTGATGGGGTTTATCTGTTTTCGTGGGGCGATCACCTCTACATCAAGCGACTGCAAATGCAGGGTGCCGATCATTTTAAGATGATTTCCGATAACACCAACCATCCGCCTGAACCGATACCGCGGGATGAGACGTACATCCAGGCTCGGGTCCTGCTGGTATGGAACGCCCATTTGCTTTAGCTATGGCTAGTATGGCTTGAAAGAAAGCCGCAGTAGTGAAATGCTGAGAGCAGATACCGTCATCGTAGGCCCACGCATTCGGTAGGCCTTTCGACATGGTCGTACGTCACTCAAGCGGTGGGACCCCAATGAGCAGTATCTTCCAAGGAATTAAAGCGACAACTGAAAGTGACGTTGAACAAAAGATCATCTATAAGCTGTTGTCAACTCAGAGCCCTGATGGGCTAGGATTTGATGATTCGGATATCCGAACCAAGGCAGATATCAGGAAGCTCAAGATTGATAAAGGTACCAAGGAGAAGCTGTATTACCCTGACTATGCGATAATCATTGACGGGCTGCCGGCAATTATTATTGAAGCCAAGACTCCTGGGCAAAATCTCTCAGAAGCCCTAAGAGAGGCCCGACTATACGCAACAGAGATTAACTCTTCTTATCCACGCAACATCAATCCATGCGAATTAATAATTGCGACAGATGGAGTTGATTTTCACCTGAGCTATTGGGACAAGGATGAGCCAGAAATATATCTTAAGGTAGAGAATTTTGACACTCTCAACCCGGATTTTACCAAATTATTAGGACTTGCGTCCAAGAAAGCAATTACAGAAAAAGCAAGCACGTTATTAAAGTCCATTAAGAGCACGGCACGCTACTTCAAACCAACTCAGATGCTGGGTGGCAAAGTCACCGCAAACGAAACGGTCGGCGAAAACTCCTTCGGCGCGAACGTTTCCATCGAATATAAATATCTATTCAACCCCGACTCTCTCGATGACAGAGCATCAATCGCGCACAACGCATATGTAACGTCCACTCGAAAGCAATCACATATTGCTCCTATAGATAAAATTATACGTGCCGCCCTCCCCTTCACAGCTGTCGACGCTCGCCCTATCCACGACACGGGCGCCCCCAAAGAAATTGTTGATCAACTCGCGAACTTAAGCAAAATAAAAAACGAAATCTGCCTCCTAATTGGAAGCGTAGGCTCTGGCAAGTCTACATTTACCGACTATCTACGCCTTGAAGCCTTACCCAAGTCGGTAACTGACCATACTCTCTGGATAAATATTAACCTTAATAAAGCACCGCTCACTAGAGAATTGATTTATGACTGGATAATAAATCAATGCATCTCGTTATTGAAGGCTTCATTTCCAGAATCGGATTTTGACGCTTTAGATCTACTGAAGAAAATTTACTCGGTAGAGATAGGTCGCGTAGAAAGAGGAAAGGCATCTCTTTACCCAAAAGATTCAGAAAAATATATAGACGCGATATTCGCGGAGCTGGACGCCTTACAAAGAGATAAGGTTGCTACTCTTAATGGCTTGATTAACTATTTGTGCACCGGAAGTGAAAAACTCCTAACGATTGTGCTTGATAATTGTGATAAACGGGGCAGAGACGATCAGCTATTAATGTTCGAGGTCGCCTCTTGGCTTAAGGACTCTTTCCCATGCATGGTATTTTTACCATTAAGGGATACCACATACGACCAGTATCAAGATCAGCCCCCACTGGATACTGTAATTAAAGACTTAGTCTTCCGCATTGATCCACCATTGCTGGAACGAGTTATCTACAAGCGCCTACATTATGCCTTGCGCGAAATAAAATCTCAAAATTCGCGATTCACTTATTATCTTCCAAATAAAATGAAGGTGGAGTGTTCACGGGCGGAAGTAGCCACATATCTACAGTCGATGATTTCGTCTCTGTTTCAAGATTACTTCTTCAAACGAATCATTACGGGCCTGGCAGGCAGAAACATTCGAAAAGGGCTCGAGATTCTTTTAGATTTCTGCAAGAGCGGGCACATCGGAGAAGATGAGCTTTTGAAAACGAGGCAAAGTTTAGGTGAATATAAACTTCCAAAGCATCTCGTTGCCCGCATTTTGCTAAAAGGCAAGAGAAAATACTATACCGACAGCGAATCACATATAAAGAACATGTTTTTTGCTCAGGAGGACGACGCACTTCCGGACCCATTCATACGCATTACAATTCTCCAATGGCTTCAGAACTCCGCAAAACTGTACGGCCCTAATCGGACTATGGGCTTTCACAAAGTCAGCTCTCTAATCGAAGCTTTGCAAGCTGCCGGCCACTCCAGCGAGAGAGCAGTCGAGGAAATAACTAAACTAACCCAAGCTGGTTGCATCTTATCCGAGGCGCAATCCCATGAGATTTCGCATGACGATTTAATAGCGATTTCTCCCGCAGGCGTGATACATGTAGACTTAATACGCAATATTGATTATTTATCCACAGTATCCGAAGATGTTTTATTCCGAGAAAATCAGTCCGCCAGAAAGATTGCGGATAACTTGATTGGAAAAGGCCCTTTCAAAGTTGATACTAGGCAGACAGCCATAAGCAATAGCTCTATTCTAACCTCATACTTGAAAAGCTATCACGAAAAATACTTTCTAGGCCCAGCAAAAGTTCTAAATAATGACAACCAAGTAAACCTTCTTAACATAGGAGAACTTGTAAAGTTTGTAGATAGAGCATCAGAGAATGATCAAGCATTCAAAACACATGTCAAATTTGAATTAGAATACCCTGAGGGGACAGATATAGAATCACAGATAGTTTCTGTTCAAGATTATGGTTTCTTTGTAGAATTCGGCCTAAATGGCCGCGGACTTGTCAAAAAGTCCAACCAAGGAACAAATGTTCTTAGCCTATTCGAGACAATAGAAGCAGGCGACTGGGTTATAGTAAAAGTTGGAAAATATAGCATGCAGCATCACGGCTTTGAGTTAACCTTACTATCAATGAAATAAAAAAAAAGCCGCTAAAAGCGGCTTTTTTTCTGATTATAATAATCAATTTCTTAAATTCTTTTCTAAGCTTTCAGACTTTTTGCCATATATGACTTCCTCGCTGCTCTTCCTGAGATACGATATCGAAAACCACTGTAGATACATCCATACATCATCACAGTCCTAAGCTCGGAGTAATACCTACTCGCCTCCATAACTAACCATCACTCCAAACTGTATGCAACATCTTTTTTTAAATCTCTAAAAATCAATACCTTAGACTCTACCAGAAAGAGATGCAGCCTCCGCCTGGCGCTCATCCTTAGGAGCCTCTACCGGCCGATCTTCATCGGCACTCATTTCCCACCGAAGCGTCACCGACTCATCGTCATTGAATGTCATGTCGATCCCGTCCGTCTCGGTTAGCAATCCCATTACCTCCTCCCACTCCCGATCACCATCAGAGTCTAGGCGATGGATAGTCACCCTGCGCTGAATCTGCGCAACAGGGTGATTAATCATTGATGAGACGCGCAGACCAAGCCGCTCTATCCCGCTGATTTCTTGTCGTCCTGTCGGCTCAGCCTGCTTCTGCGCTCTTGTCATACCCCTCACCTTTAACTGTACATACATCCAGTACTCCAGCAAAGCATATCTCACAAACGGAGAAAATAAATTAACCATCGGTATTGACGTGCAAATATACCGATGGTTAACTTAACTCATCGCAGCGACGATCCGCAGCGCTAGGGCCTCAACAGACCCGCCGTTCTTTAACAGCCAGCGCAACAAACAAATAGACCGCATTGCCTCTACCGGCGACCGGCGAGCAGACAGGCCCGAAAGCTTGCCAACGACAGGAACAACCTGGACGGCTGCCCGATGGTGAAACGCCAGAGCCGTGTACGCCCAGCAGGCACGAATGACCCGGCAAGCAATGCGCCCCGCCCCTCCGGCGGTAATAGGACGGATAGCATCACTGCTGCACCTTGGCGACAGGGTGCATCGGGATGTAACTCCTACCCAGAGGAATCGCCATGAATCAATCCATCAGACAGAGCCAAGCCATTCTCCAGGGATTGCGGCTCCGGACATCACTCGAAACCAGCACCATGTATCAAATGATCGGCCGCGACGCACCCGTCCGCGTACCGCGCTACAACGTAGTGCCCCGAGGCAGCAATACCTTCGTGGTAATCGATCGCTCTAATGGCACGCCAAAGGGTGAGAGGTTCGGACACGTCAATGCCTGCCAGTTCGCCCAGCAGCTCGAGGACAATTCGGACTTCTTCGCCGCGCGCCGCAAGTCGATAAAGAAGTTTGCCTACACGCTGCTGCGCTGGACTGCAGGCACGGCGCTGATGCTGATCGTGTTTGCCTACTACGGAGCTGGTCATTGAGGCGCATCAACAATCAGGTGCAACAGCGCAGACGACAAACTTGGCTGGATATACCAACCCACGGAATCGAAGAGGCAGGCCATGGCCAAGAGCAACGCGGAAATTCAGAAGGACAAGCGTGCCAAGGAGAAAGCCTTGCTGGAGCGGATCGGCGCCGAGAAGCGATCGCTCATTGTCTCGAAAGCGCTTGATGATGCACTTCAGGTTCTCGGCGAGCGCCACGACTTCGAGGAATGGCAGGAGACTGTGTCGACGTTCTTGATCAACCTCGCCGCAGCGCCTTCTGAACACTCCGCCCGCTTCGCCAGCATGTCGCGACCGGTAATCGTTGTAACTGAAAAGTGGTCGCGACAGCTTGAGCGGTTCGCCGCGACCGGCGTAAAGAATGATTGAAAAGCTTAGCAGGTCTTGTTAACAAATATGGACATTTCATGATTTGCAATCAGCCATCTAGCCGCTTCACCGAACTGACCTGGGTCGTCTTTAAAGATATGTGCTGTTCGGGGGGTGATCATAGGAGAACTGGTGAGGGGGCCAGGAAATTTTATTTGATCGTACCTAAATGAATAGTCCCAATTTGCGACGGCCGCTAAGCTGAGTGATATATTTGTGTCTTTGACAAGCTTCCAGAGCTCCTTTTGATCTTCGACTCTCATTCTCTCGCCGATATATACAGATTTTATGCATTCCAATGGAAGATCCATGGTCAATATTGGATGCTCGCCTACCTCCCCTACAGTTTCCTGTAAATCTTTCACGGATCTGACAAGCCTAACTTCCTTCTCGTAGGCCCAAACATTGGACTTAACACATAGATCCGAAATGGGAACAACACGATCATAAAAATCTGAAAGATTGAAAACAGGTCTACGCTTCTGATATTTGACGGGATTTAAACCATTAAAAAACTCATGTTCCTCATTAAATTCAATCAACGCGCCAGAATACTCGCCTGCGTAGTGGCCCCACATAAGCAAGCTTTCAGCATTTCGACTAAGACACAAAATACCTAAGCTTTTGTTCAAGATTGAAACTATATTTCTTGCCTGAAAGTCGCTCTTATTTCTTTCATCACCAGAAACATGGCCACGATCTAGGCCAGTACGACGAGGGCTCAATACGCAGAATGACAGATTCCTTGTATGCTCCACTGTATCCGCAGCAACAAAAAATTGGGGTAATAGTTCAAACGGGTCATTAAATGCACCAGGCTGAGTGAATTTAATACTTCCCTTTAATATCCTTTTTGCTGTGCCTACAGTTACATATTTGTACAGACCCATAGCCACTCCCTTATCCGGCCCCATGCCGGGCCGAACACAAATACCCCACTTCAACGAATCACGCCAGCCGGCGAGGAACAGCTATATCCCTGAACGGATTGGTGTAAGGCTCCATATGTCATCCCTGCCATGGGCATTGGTGAATATCAGAGGATGCTGATGGCAGAGTGTGGCAGTTCGCTCAGGGGTAACGTTCACCGCCCTAGCGATCGCCCTAGTGGTTCGACGACTTCGAGCTCCTGGCTTTTTCGCTTCTGCGACGAGCCACTGATAGATCTTTGCTGAGTCGCGGCGATCGTCCCAAGCCTGCTTTCCTTGCTGAAATACAAGCACAAGCCCCGCGCCGACAGCCCCAGAAACAACCTCGCTCCAATCTGACATTTAAGACGCTCCCTGAAATTTATCTGGAATATACCGGCGAGGTGCCACTGTGCCCATCACTTACGGAAGCGTTTGCAGCGGCATCGAGGCTGCGACCATGGCCTGGCACCCGCTGGGTATGCGCGCCACTTGGTTCGCCGAAATCGAAGCCTTTCCCAGCGCGGTGCTGGCCCATCACTACCCAAACACGCCGAATCTCGGCGACATGACCAAACTCGGCGCCCAGGTGCTGGCCGGCAAGATCGCCGCACCAGACATCCTTGTCGGCGGCACCCCGTGCCAGGCCTTCAGTGTCGCCGGTATGCGTGAAGGTCTCGCCGACCCGCGCGGCGCCCTCACCATCAAATACGTGGAACTCGCAGATGCAACTGACTATGTTCGCGCCAGCCGCCGAAAGCCTCCCTGCATCATCGTCTGGGAAAACGTCCCCGGCGTCCTCAGTGACAAAGGGAACGCCTTCGGATGCTTTCTTGGTGCGCTTGCTGGGGAAGACTGCGAACTGCAGCCTTCAGGGAAAAAATGGCCGGACGCTGGTTGTGTGTATGGACCCAAAAGAACAATCGCGTGGCGGGTCCTGGACGCCCAATATTTCGGCCTGGCCCAACGACGCCGCCGTGTGTTCGTTGTCGCAAGTGCTCGAGACGGATTCGATCCCACCGAGGTACTTTTTGAGCGAGAAGGCGCTCGCCGGGATAGCCCGCCGGGACGGGAAGAGAAGTCGCCACTTCATCCTACTCTCACGGCTCAAGGGGGAGGCTCTCTCGATGACCGAGAGGCATATGTATTGGAATCCGAAGGAATTCGCCGAACCAGTGTAGGCGAGTGGGAGCGTTGCCAAGGCTTACCTCTTAACTACACACTAATTCCCTGGCGAGGACGTACTCCTGAACATTGCCCTGACGGGCCACGCTACAAAGCCATTGGTAATAGTAAAGCGGTGCCAGTCGTAAAATGGATAGGCCGCCGAATTCAACGACTTTTATAAAGTTGATTAAGATCTCATTCTCTCATTCAGTACACGCTTAATTTCAGCATATTCCAGATCTGTTTTTTTCATATACAAGTGAACAGCAGCATGACAGTTTGGACAGAGTAATGCCAGATCTGAAGTAGCTACCTGATGGAGAGAATCGTATGTCGAAATAGCCGTTTTATGGTGAGCTTCAATATATGGAAAATTATAGACCTTTTCAAAGTTAATTTTGCATATTTCGCACACCCAGTCCGCGTTAGTTTTTATCGCACCCACTACGCCTGAGCTTCGTTCAGCCATAAGATGCGTTACATATTTCCTACCACCTTCCTCATAATACCGCTCAATCTGACCAACTACAGCTTCATCTTGAAACCGCCCTGAGCGCTTAACAACTACATGAGTATCTCTAATTTCAGAAACCGCGAAACGCCCCTCAAATACCCAGCTTTTCCCCTCATCCGAAAATAGGAAAATTGGATACATGTACCGAACTTGATTGATAAGCGCTTGATTGGCTTTTTCTTCATAGGAAACCACATTCATTCTCGCCTTGAATGAATAATTAAATTCGGTTTTATCGATACTCGTCCAGCCGTCACTTTCATAGCTACCAGGACGCACCTTGATAATGACACCTTTGAGCGATGGAAATTCACCTATCCAATTAATACCCTGCTGCGGAGTATTGCCAATTAAAAACGAACGCCCCTGCCAGAATGAGGAAGATTCAACCTTTGAAAATTGAATTAGATCGAACAAATTTCTTTTCGAAACAACTTCCCCGCCTTGCAAATCAAATAGATCACTACACACTGTAAGATTCATTGCAATCTCTCATCCAGAAGTAGCTCAACAGCAAAAGGGTCTCGCAAGCTTAGATCAGTCCTAAGTTCCGGATCCACATAACAGACCCTTGTCGATTGTAAATCATAGCCGGTTGAGGCCAGAACAACCGTCATATCCACAACCGCGTTGAATCTAGCGATCTGTCGTACCCGCTCAACACCTACGTATTGGTCAACTTTGCAATCACCCTCAAAATCGCCAAACATATCGACAATCTGATGCGACCATATTTCGAGCCCCACAACCACATTAAACTCTGCCTCGCCGACCTTAGCACCACACAACGCTCTATTCAGAATATTCAGTTTTTCAAAAGAAAAGCTCTCTTCAACGACATCTGTTGCGATGAAAGCTGTATCAAACTCCAAAACACTTAAGTAACGCTTCGCCGATTCTAGAACCTCGCTTTCTAAAGAGGCAAACATCTGATCGGCAAACCGCGCGGGATCATAAGGCCCCACATGAGCAAAAGCACCGATAATTGAGTCAAGAGTACTCAGATAAATCAAAGACGAAAACTCAGAACAAAAATCACGCATATCGCCATCATTGCTTACCACATATATTTTTTCACCTTTTTCTCGAGCGAATTGCAGCAGAGAAAAACAGACAAACCCGTCTGGAAATTCATGTTTCTTCCCCTCACTAAAAGGAGCGCACTTAGAGAAATATCGCTCAAATACATCAACCGGATTAACATCATCGAAAGGCACAGTCTCTGGCCTTGCCAATTCTATGAAGCGACCATAATTTTCAAGAAGTGCCGTTGCTATTTCTGTTGAAGAAGTGCGCTTGAAGGCACCTGAAACTGGAAGACCTGTCGCATTTCTAAGAACCATCGCCTCCTTCGTAAAATCTTTAATGCTCTTCGCGGCGTTTACAGCTCCAGCCTTTATATGATCCCTGATTTCAAAATCGATAATTGGGCTCATTAATAAAACAATCTCGCCGGAGGAAGCCAACAACGACAAACGTTCCAGCTCATACGTCAAAAACTGAAAATTCTTTCCTTCGTAGATATTGGTATCAACAAACACATACTTTGTTTCCAATACAAAATTCGCCACCTAAAACGTCCTTTTTTTTCCGCGTCATGGAGAGCTCAGCAGATATTTTGCTAGGCAAATGGCCAGCATAGCTCACACAGAACGGATAACGCAGCGAGTCCGAGCAAATCAGATGACATTCTCGAGTCCCCCCACTCATTAACACCTCTGCGACCAGCGCGGTTGGAGCATCACTATGGAAAAAGAAATTCTCTCGGATGAAGAGCTCACCGAGCTTACAGGCTACAAGGCCAGAGCTTACCAACGCCGATGGCTGATTGAACGTCAGTGGGTATTCGTCGAAAGCCGCGGTAAGCGACCGCTGGTGGGCCGAATGTACGCTCGCATGAAGCTGGGCATGATCAGCCCCACCATTGCCGACCCGAACCCGCCGCCAGCCGCACCGGCATGGACGCCAGACTATTCGCGAGTGAATTGATATGCGACCCCGCAAGACCGAGCACCAGAACCTTCCTCCTCGGATGTACAAACGTTCCCGGCAGCGCAAGAACGGTAGCACCTGGACGGCTTACTACTATCGCGACCTGCTCGGCAACGACATCCCGTTGGGCAAGGACCTCGATAAGGCCAGGCTGAAATGGGCCGAACTCGAAGCCAAAGAAAAGCCGCTCGACCTGCGCACCATGAAAGGCATCTTCGACCGGTATATCCGTGAGGTGGTACCCAAGAAGGCACCGCGCACGCAGAAAGACAACCTGGCAGAGATCAAACAACTGCGTCCAATGTTCGACAGCGCGCCGATCGACTCGATCACGCCAGCAACGATTGCTGGTTACCGTGATGCGCGATCGGCAAAGGTGCGAGCGAATCGGGAGATCGCCACCCTCTCCCACATTTTCAATATTGCCCGGGAATGGGGGCTGACGACAAAGGAGAACCCCTGCCAGGGCGTGCGCAAAAACAAGGAAACGCCGAGGGACTATTACGCGAACGATGTGGTTTGGGATGCGGTTTACAAGAAGGCAGCTCAAGAGCTGAAAGAAGCGATGGACCTAGCCTATCTGACCGGCCAGCGGCCGGCAGACGTGCTGGTCATGCGGAAGGACGATGTTGAAGGCGGGTATTTGAGTGTTCAGCAGAACAAGACGCACAAGAAGCTGCGTATTCAGATGACGACTGCCGGGGAAGCGAACAGCCTGGGCAAGCTGATTGCGGCGATCATAGAGCGAAACACTGTGCACGTTTCGAGCTATCTGATCATCAGCCGGAGCGGCAAACGAATGACGGCTACGATGCTCAGGAAGCGATGGGATGCAGCGCGTGAAAAGGCAAAACAGGAGGCTCTCGAACACGGTGACGAGCTGCTGGCCAACCGGATCGGAGAGTTCCAGTTCCGTGATATTCGGCCGAAAGCCGCATCGGAAATTAGCGATGTCGGTGACGCAAGCCTGCTGCTGGGTCACACAAAAGGCGACATCACCGAGCGGGTTTATCGTCGCGTCGGCGCCATCGCGAAACCCTCAAAATAGGCAAAAAATGCGTTCCATAACTCGAAACGCGCCCCTTGTAGAATGCGGTCTGTAGCGATGCTGCAAAACAAAAGTATTGGGACGAAAAATCATCACAAGCCGCGCGTTTTGCGGCTTTCTATAGCGGTCTTGAAAACCGTCGACTGTAACAGGTCCATGAGTTCGAATCCCATCGCCTCCGCCATCTTTATACGACAAAGCCCTGATTTTTCAGGGCTTTGTCGTTTCTGGGGTTTGGCGAAAATCCGACCACACCCGAAGCGTTACAAAACTTTTCGTGTGCCGTTACAAAACTATCCCGTTTTCCCCGCCTTCCCGCATTCTGCCAACACCCCCGATCACCATCCAAGAAATCCTGCTGCTACGCTGAAAACTCCACGGAGAATTCACGATGCCAAACTCAGACCTGCTCCCTTCCCTGCTATTCAAGATCAATGAAAACCAGCTCGCCCTTGAGGCTGCCATCATGGAGCTTTCCAACTGGGTCGAAGCCCGCGGCTCAGCCGACGTCGCCGACAACGTGCGCGGCGCCTTGGACACCATCGACAAGAACGAAGAGTTCATCAAGATGACGCTCGCGGTACTGATGACGCCGGAGTGAATTAGCACTGCACCTTGTCGCTGCCCCGCTACCACCTCGCCTCAAATACTGAGGCGAAACCGTGGATCTGTACGAAATCGAAGACACCCGCAACTGGATGGAATGTCCTTAATCCTCCCTATCAAAACCAACGTACGTTCGATCTTTTTTAAAGATTTTATGATTGCTGAAACGTATCATCACAGAAATTAGCCGGTTTTAACCGAAATACACTCTGCATTGCACTGCGCCATCTCCGCTGACCTAGGAATTTCTCTATTTCGAGCCAGCTAGCGGAAGAGCAATACATCCAAAGAAACAGCCTCACTTAGATGAATATCGATACGCCCCCCTCCAGACGATCCTCCGCTTTCGAGGCGCACGCCCCCGTTGAAAAGAGTATGTTCAACGCAATACGCGCACAAAGTTCAAATGCATGGATGCTAGTCGAGCCTATGCGATTACTTACTAACAATGAAAAAACTGTCAATCTAACCAAGATGGAGTACGCAGTACTCGACTTGTTAATAAGCAGCACAGAACGGATAGTAAGTAATGATGCCATTGCCAAAAAACTAAACAAAAACCTTGACCACTATAAGGGACTGGTGATGTGCCTCAGCAGGCTACAAGCGAAGTTCAAGAGATCCGCTAGAGGAGATAACCTTTTCCGCTCGGTGAGAAATCGCGGCTATTGCATCGTCCAAACAATACACATTGAGAAGGACTTATCTAACAGGCATACCGCATGCGATGAAAAAACCTGGAAGCGCTGCTCGCCCAACCCCCGCCACAGCATCTACTTGCTAACCGATGCATCTGCCGATTAGGTTGACGTATGTAGCGGCTCTGGCACGGAGGAGGTGCCGAGCTTCCATGAAGTGCGGGCGCTGTCGCTGCACCTGTAGAAGAGCGCCGGAAACGATGGACAGAAGATCGCAGGGCACGCGAGCGAGGGCATGGCCAAAAACTACCAGCGGGACCACGAGAAAATCGTCCGGCCTGAGGCGATACCGGACCTGAATATCAGCGAAATCACTGGGTAGTTTTGCGCAGACCTGAAACGAGAAAGGGGATCAAGCCACTAAGTGCTTGATCCCCTCACGAAATATGGTCGGGACGGAGTGATTCGAACACTCGACCCCTAGCACCCCATACTGGGGCTTGTAACGACCTAACCTATTATTCTGTAAAGAATATATGCCCTATTTATGGTGGCAAACCATCCGCTTTTTTGTGCTTATGCAAACGGTAAACCGTGGCCTGTAGCGTAGGTTTTGCGCAACCTAATCAGCTCTGGCGCCGCGAAACCTTGTCAGGGAATCTTGTTTCGCTGGAGCAGAATTACACCGCGATTCTACAGCGGTGAGGCAAGGTACTCAGGGCCAATGGAATCGGGCACTTTGTTATGTTGCAATACCCGGGTTTAACCTGCTTTACTCGGTCAGTGGTACAAAAATTGGTACAAGATGCGGTCACTTCCGGCGACGAGCCGAAAGACTCACAACCAGCTTGAACCGGTAAGGGCACTAATGACAACCACCTGCGAATTTCTTAATAAAGCCCGCGAGAAGGCGAATCAAGCCTTTGATAATCATTGCGACGTGATCGAGTCAATCCCTAGCGACCATTCGACCGAAAGAGATGCAGAGCGCTTGGCGACTTCTAAGGCAGCCCTCGACGAAGCACAGGATCAGTTTGAAGAAATACGTCGACAGGTATCGCCTGGATAAGCGCAGATCTGAAATCATAAAGTTGTCACCTTGGCCACCGCCACGTCAAGGTGACCGTTAAACCACCATAAGCTACTGATCTATAAGAGAAAATTGGCTTTTTGTAACGCTCTAAGAACTGCTACATCCCCTATAAGAATCAATAACTTAGCGTTGTATATTCCTACAGTAGTGCCCTCCCATCCAGGCGTTCTGCCGACCTGAACCCCAAGCCCCTAGTTTGCCCCTGCCCTTACGCACCAGCCAAAAAACCGAGTAATCAGCGTGTTTTTTCCTCCTGAAGACCAAGCGCCGAATATGTATTAACCCTGATACATGAAAGGTTATTATTTGACGCTTTTCCAACAGAGGCACATTGCTATGATCCCGGCAAACTCCACTGCTAGAGGCTCTGAAGTGAAATTAACACCTGCCGAAAAGACCAAGTCTCGGGGTTGGGAATGGGCCTATAAAAAAATCCGGAGTTTTGGTTGCTCTCGAAGAACGGCCCTCTACAGGGCAAGCCTCTATGCTCTTCGAGGTGACTCGGGAGGTTTCTCAAGCGAGCGGAGCTTGCAAAGATTCCGACTACGGCGCTAACCAAGCTGGTCATCACCGGTGCGCCATGGCTAGACCCGATCCCCCTTCGGGCTGCGGGACTGCGGCCACAAAGACAACCCTGACTACAAGACCGGCGCCGGCAAGATCACCATCAACTGCTGGGACAAGCGTGGAACTCCTTCTCGGGGCGGCATGGGGCCGCGTACGGTGGCCGAGTAGGTCCCTTGATCTCCCCCGACGGTCTCACGCTGGCGTCACACATTCCGCCGCCGACGATGACACCCCGCCCGAACCAACGACATGCATGACCGACTCGACCTGCCAAAGTCTGTTCGCGCTGGCGCGATGGTTGCGCACATCGATCCGCCCCTCGGCGACCATTCCAGGCGTCAGCGGCCGGGTGATGGACATGGTCGACTTGCCGCGTTGCAGCTTCTTCAGTTGCGCCGTTGCAGCTTCCTGGGCGCTCTTCTGATCCGTATGTGTCTTGCGGATGATGTAGCGCGGACCCGCCTGACTGTCGGCG